GTGCTGGTCAAGTTAATATGCATAATGCTTGGGGAAACATAAACTACAAACATGGATTCAATCAACCTCATTTACATAATGGGTGTAGTTATTCTGGTGCTTGTTATATCAATGCAGATGGTGATGAAGGTGATATTAGATTCATAGAGACGGCAAAACATTTTGTGGGTATGCCTGTGGGTACTCCTAGAATGGAAGAGTCGTGGGGTATACAACCTAAAACAGGAGACATAGTTTTGTTCCCTAGTGGGTTGATGCATATGGTATCAGTAAACACGACAGATAAAGATAGATATAGTATCTCATTCAACATGGACTTGAGTGTACCTGAAAATGATAGAGCCAGTTTCATTGATGATGATGAGGCAAAGATAGAAAAACTTGATAATATTTTCAAAACAGACCACTTCGGCAAGCTTATTCAGTAGCACATATTCATAAATAACGGTATGGATATAGTCGTAGACCCACATTTACTTTGGAACATCGTTTTAACTGTTGTTGTAATTCCTGTCGGATGGATGATTCGAGGAATCTTTGCTGAACAGAAAAGAATGGATATTCTAATCAACAAAACACGAGAAGAAATTGCCAAAGAGTATGTTACCAGAGAACAAATGGAACAGACATTTCAGCGTATTATAGACTCAATCGAGCGTATAGACGAGAAGATAGATAGACTTCAAACCAAAACTTTCTTCCAAGATTAAATTTACTATAAATAGTAGTATAAACAGGAAATACTACTATGGCAAAACCAAACAGTAAAGCAACATTTAAAGAATACATCAAGAGGAAACTTGGTGCGCCAATCTTGGAAATCAACATTGATGATGACCAATTTGATGATAGAATAGACGAGGCTCTACAATATTTCCATAACTACCACTATGATGGTACTCTTAAGACTTATCTCAAACATCAGGTAACTAGTGCCAAGAAAACTGGTATGAAAACCAACGAGACTGAAACAGAATCAGCCGCAGGTACTCAGTACTACAACAATGAACAATTCGCTACTCAACAAAACTATATTGTTTTACCAGAGTCAGTCATTGCAGTATTAAACATATTCCCATTCGCAGACAAGTCTGCCCTAAACATGTTTGACATGAGATATCAATTAAGATTGAATGACCTATTCAGTCTAAATTCAACTAACATGTTGAATTATCAAATGGCACAACAACACATTCAGTTAATGAACGATGTTCTTATAGGTAGAACACCTATTAATTACAACCAACACCAGAACAGACTATATCTCCATATGGATGGAAATATGATAAACGATGGCGAATGGTTAATTATAGAATGTTATAGAAAAATAGACCCAAATGACTTTACAGATGTATACAACGATATGTGGTTAAAGAAATACGCCACTGCATTATGTAAGTATCAGTGGGGCGAAAACTTATCTAAGTTCTCTGGTATTGCACTTCCGGGCGGAATTACACTAGACGGACAACAGATGAAAGACGAAGCCAAAGAAGAGATTCAAAGATTAGAAGACGAATCAAGATTGAATCATGACATGTTGCCTATGGACATGATGGGTTAATAAATTATGCCTACTAATGTATTTTTCAACCATGCAGTAAACTCAGAACAACATCTTTACGAAGATTTAGTTGTAGAGTCACTTAGATTCTATGGTCATGACTGCATGTACTTACCTCGACAAGTTATCGAAGAGGATAGTATACTCAATGAAGATGTTCAATCTAAATTTGGTGATGCGTATGGTGTTGAGATGTACATCGAAAGTACAGATGGATTCGAAGGCGAAGGAGACTTAATGTCTAAGTTTGGTCTACAGATAAGAGACCAGGCAACATTCGTAATCGCATTAAGAACATGGGAAAGATTCATATCATTAGATTCAAACCTTGCAACATCATTTAGACCCAACGAAGGAGATTTAATTTACTTCCCTCTTAGTGGTTCAATGTTTGAGATAAAATTTGTAGAACACGAAGACCCATTCTATCAAGTAGGTAAACTATTTGTATTTAAGATGAGATGTGAACTATTTGAATACAGTCAAGAAGACTTTGACACTGGTGTTGCTGATATAGACCTCATAGAAGACGAACAGGCATACTCATTAAATATGACAATGACATCTGGAAATTCTCAAGACTATATTGCTAATGAGAATCTTTCTCTTAGTGGTACAGTTGTTGCAGAAGTCGTATCTTGGAATCAACCAACAAGTAAACTACTTGCAAAAGATATCACAACAACACTACAAGTTGGTGATGTGCTAAATGGTGCCAATGGTGCAACATTTACTATTGGTTCAATAGACGACAGAATGACATTTAACAATGATGCAGCTGCTCAAAACTTAGACTTTGAGAATAAAGATTCATCATACTTAGACTTGAGTGAAACAAATCCATTTGGAGAACCATAATGTTCGGAACATATTTTTACAATGAAACTATAAAGAGGTGTGTATCAGTCTTTGGTACAATGTTCAATAATATAGAGTTTAAGAAAGTCAAGGCAGACGGAACAATTCTGTCTTCCCCTATGGTACCAATATCATATGGACCAAAACAAAAATTCTTAGATAGAATATCAGAAGAAGCAAATCTGTCTGATAGGAATAGGAGTGCAATATCGTTGCCAAGGATGGCATTTGAACTTACAGGTTTTGAATACGATGTGCAAAGACAACAGAATAAACTCATAAGAGCTGTCAAACCTGTCATGGAATCAAATGGCAAGAAAGGGTTTCAATACGCACCTGCACCATACAACTTAAATTTCACATTGTCTATTCTAACTAAGAACATGAACGATGCACTACAAATAGTAGAACAGATATTACCATATTTTCAACCAGAGTATACAGTCACAATGAAAATGGTTGACTCCATGGCAGACCATAGAGATGTACCCATAGTTCTAAACTCTGTATCATTCCAAGACGATTACGAAGGTTCTATGGAAGATAGAAGAGTTATAGAGTATACTTTAGACTTCACAATGAAGACATACTTCTTTGGTCCTATCTATACTGGTAACATAATTAAAAGTGTGGTTGAAAGAACTTACATTGGTGACAACTCTAATACATTTACATCATCAACAATAGGTGCCTCAGGATTAGTCAAAGAGGTTAAACACTATGAACCTGCTTTTGCAGAGTCATCTAACTTAGTAAACAACACCTCCACAGTCACCTTTCCTACTGCAATAAATACTAGTATATCGGTAGGTGATGAAGTATTTGGAACTAATCTTACAACAAACCCAACGATAACGAGTATCGCAGCTAACAAATTATCTATAGTACTAAGTGCAGCTGTCAACATGACATCCGCAATCAACAAGTTACAGTTTGTGGGTTCAGTAGATGCAGATGACACATTTGTTGTCGCAGAGAATGTCACATTCTATGACGATGGTGTTAAAGATGATTACAGTGAAGAAGACAATAGTTAAATATGAATGAAATAGATGAAACATTAGATGGCCTTCTAAATATAGAATCGGAAATCAAAAAAGAAACAAGAGTAGTTACACTTCCAACTCGACATGAGAACATGGAAACAGACTACAAGTACGCTAGAGAAAATCTGTATGGACTCGTAGAAAGAGGACAAGATGCAATCGAAGGCATACTACAATTATCAAAAGAAACAGAACACCCTCGTGCATATGAAGTTGCAGGTCAGTTAATCAAAACAGTGGGTGAAACAGCAGAGAAACTTCTAGATTTACAGAGTAAAATGAAGAAGTTAGAGGGCGAAGAACAACAGAAGATAGGACAACAACACAATCATTTGTATGTTGGGTCAACTTCTGAATTACAGAAGTTCTTAAAAAAGAACAAAGACTAAAATATGGTTCAAGCGAAGAACGAAGGTTACTTAGGTAACAATTTAATCAAAAGGGCGGGTACAGAAACTAAGTACACCCAAGAACAGATAGCAGAATATCAAAAATGTTCTTCAGACCCATGCCACTTTATTGAAAACTATACTCAGATTATATCACTAGACGAAGGTTTAGTGCCATTTAAACTCCGTGGTTATCAAGATAAACTCATAAATCACTTCAATGACAATAGATTTAACGTAGTTCTTGCAGCCAGACAGAGTGGTAAATCAATAACATCATGTGCTTACTTACTATGGTTCATATTGTTCACTCCAGAAGTCACCGTTGCTGTTCTGGCGAACAAAGGTGCGATTGCCAGAGAGATGGTGTCTCGTATCGTAACCATGCTGGAGACCGTTCCCTTCTTCTTACAGCCGGGTGTTAAAATACTAAACAAAGGTAACATAGAGTTCGGCAATGAT